GATGTACCCGGCCGAAAAGAGCTTCCAGGTGTTCCGCAACACGGAGAGTGTCGGCTCCGCGTTCAACGGCTACACGCTCGCGGACTGGCAAAAGATGGTCGGACAGACGCTTCTCGAACCTGGGTTCTCGTCGACCGCGGTCGGTAAGTCGGTGTTCTCGGGAAGAAAGTTCCACCTCGAGATCGAGGTTCCGAAGGGCATCGACCCGGGCTGGGGCTATTCGGTGGGCGAGGCCAACCAGGGCAAGCGCGTGGCCGAACAGGTCATGGACGCCTGGCGCAAGGACGGCAGCAAATGGGAAAGCCTGACGCCTAACGAGACTCCCCCGCCGGGCCCGCTGCCGGTCGACGCGCCACAGTCGCAACTCGGCGCGACGGTCGAGGATGTCGGCGCGCTTTCCTCGTTGATCAAGCGCGCCATTGGAGGAACCGAGGCCGCGATCCCAGCACCGATGGGCGATACGGTCCTGGTCAACGCACCGGCCCTGGCGGATCAATGGGCCGGCCATCTCAGCCGCTCGGCGATCGCGCCGATCGTGAAGGAAGCGATTACCGATCCCGCCGAGATCTGGATGTCCTTCGAACGGCATCCGGAGACCGGAAAGGTCGTAATGCGGCAGCGGGCACTGAAGCGGCTGGCATTGTTCAGCCGACATCCCGGCGTGCCGGTCATGATCCAGTCGAGCGCCGGGCGCCTCGAGGACTTTAGGGTTTTGGATTCCGACCCGGCTGCCATCGACAGGTTCCGTGTCGGGCGCCTGATCTGGAAGCGCACGGAAATTCGCTCATGACCGGCGTCAAGGTTCGGGTAAAGGCCGATACGCGCGACCTGACGGCGGCGATGTCACAGCTGCGCAAGGCCGGCGGCGACGCGGCGATCCAGGTTGCACTGAAGAGCATCGGCGAGCTGCTGCTGAATTCGACCCGCGAGCGCATGAACAAGCAGGTCGGGCCCGACGGCAGGCCATGGGCTCCGCTCAACCCTGCCTATGCCGGCACGGCGGCCGACAGGACCAAGGGCGGCAAGGTCAAGACCAGAGGCGTGAAAAAGGGGCCGAAGATCCTGCAGGCGAGCGGCCAGCTGTTCGGCAGCCTGCGCTATCAGATCAGCGGCGAACAGCTGCAGCTCGGCACGAACAAGATCTACGCCGCCGTGCACCAGTTCGGCGCCGTCATCAAGCCGCGCAATGCGCCGGCCCTCGTCTTCTGGCTGGGCGGCAAGCTGGTCCACGCGCAGAAGGTGACGATCCCGGCCAGGCCGTTCCTCGGACTGTCGGCCGACGATCGCAGCAATGTGCTCGAGGCGATCCAGGAGGTTTATGAAGCCGACTGGAGCGGCCAGGGAACCAGTTGAGGCGCATCGCAGAGGGGCGACGCGATAAACGGCCGTGGAGCCGCATGAATGCCCTGGGCCCTACGCGGGGAGCGGTGAGGGCATCAAAACGCACGCTGACCCCTTTACCTGCCTATTACCGGGGCTCCTAGCCGGATGGATTACCCCGGAAATTCCATCTCGCGGATGGGGCGTATCCCGGCACCTTATTTGCCCGGCGGATAGGCCCGATCCTTCGGGCAACATGAAGCCCATCGAAATCTTCCGCGCCGGCACCCACACAGCGATGTCCGGTCGCAAAGTAACGATCACGACCGCCGAGCTGAAAGACTGCGCGGCGGCGTACGATCGCCAGCTGCAGGAAGCGCCGCTCGTCGTCGGCCATCCGCAGACCGACGCGCCTGCCTATGGCTGGGTTGCGGGGCTGAAGGTCGAGGGCGACGTCCTCGTCGCCGACCCCGACCAGGTCAACCCGCAATTCGCCGCGATGGTCCAGAACGGCGCCTTCAAGAAGCGCAGCGTTTCCTTCTACGGCCCCACCGACCAGCAGAACCCGACCCCCGGCAAATACTACGTCAAGCATGTCGGGTTCCTGGGTGCGACGGCGCCGGCGGTGCAGGGACTGAAAGAAGTGCAGTTCGCCGCCAGCGACGACGCGATCGAGTTCGCCGATTGGCAGGGCCTCGCCGTCGCCAAGCTGCTCGGCAACATCCGCGATTTCTTCATCGGCCAGTTCGGCCAGGAAAAGGCCGACGCGGTTCTGCCGGCCGATGCCATCGACCAGATCAAATTCGACGCCGCGCAGCCGGATTGTTCCGATGACGACGATGGCGCGCCCAGTTTTTCTCAACCCGGAGACACTATGAAAACCGAAGCACAGCTTGCGGCCGAACGGGCACAGCTTGACCAGGACAAGATCCAGTTCGCCGAGGACCGCCGCGTCCTGCGGGTCGGCAATATCACGACTTTCGTCGAAGGCCTGATCGCGGCCGGCAAGCTGCCCACAGGTCACAAGGACCCAGTGATCGCCTTCATGGCGACCCTGCCGGAGGGCGACAGCGCGACCTTCGAATTCGCCAAGGCCGACGGCGTCAAATCCAAGACCGACGCCACCGCCTGGTTCAAGGCGTTCCTGACCGAGCTGCCCCAGCTCGTCCCGACGGGCGAGCACGCCCAGCACCGGCAGGGCGAGGAATTCGCCCAGGGCAAGCCGATCCTCGACGCCGACGTGATCTACGGCGTCCACAACCGCACCGCGAAGTAAGGAAAACCGACTATGGTGACTTCACTGACCGAAGGCCTGCACGCAGGCGAACATATCGTCTACGAGGTGCCCGACCTGGCCCGTGACAATGTCACGATCACCGGCGGCGCGGACCTGGGGCCGGCCACCGTGCTGGGCCAGATCACGATCGGCACCGAAAGCAGCGCTGCCGGCACCAATACCGGCAACGGCGTCCTCGGCGCGGTAACGCTGGCCGCCGGTGCGCTGCCGGGCGCCTACAAGCTCAAGATCACCAAGGCCGCGGCCAATGCCGGCGATTTCGAGGTGATCGACCCCAACAATGAGGTCTGCGGCGTCGGCACTGTCGGCGTTGCGTTCGTCGGCGGAGGCCTGTCCTTCACGCTCGCGGACGGCGCGAGCGATTTCGTCGTCGGCGATACGTTCACCCTCACGGTGGGCGCCGGCAGCGGCAAGTTGGTGCAGCTCGCGCCCAGCGCGGCCGACGGCAGCCAGATCGCGGCAGGCGTCCTTTGGGGTCATGCAAAGGCATCCGCCGGCGACGTCGCATCGACGGTCAATGTCCGCCTGACGGCGGTGAACGGCCCACTTCTGGTATGGCCGGGCGGCATCAGCGGACCGCAGAAAGCCGCGGCGATCGCCCAGCTGGCCGCGCGCAACATCATCCTCCGGTCGTAAACCCGGCAACCCAAGGGATCACTCATGCCCCAAGACATTACACTCGATATTTTCGACGGCACCGGCTTCAAGGGCGCGGAGTTGACCGATTGGGTCAACGTCAAGGCGCCGTATGTGCCGGGCCTCGTCGGCAGCATGCCGATGATGTTCCCCGGCGAAGGCGTCTATACGCCGACAGTCCAGTTCGATGAGCTGAACGGCAGCCTGACCCTGATCCCGTCCTCGCCGCGCGGCACGCCACCGTCTCAGTCGGCCGCGCCGAAGGGCACCATCAGGACGTTCAACACCGTGCGCCTGGCTGCCGAGGCGCCTCTTCTTGCCGACCAAGTCGCCAGCATCCGCGTGCTCGGCCAAGTCGGCGTGCTGCGCACCGCGCAGCAGCTGGTGGAGCAGCGGGTTACTGGGCCGTTCGGGATCAAGAGCCGGATGGGCCTCACCCTGGAGCACAAGTATCTCGGCTCGATCGACGGCCTCGTCCTCGACGCCGACAACAGCTCAGTGCTCTACGATTTCTTCGCCCTGTTCGGCGTGAGCCGGCCGGCGACGCAGACTTTTGCCTTCAGCGGCTCGACCGTCGACAGCGGCGACTATGCGAAGTTCCTGACCGGCGTGAAGCGCAAGTCGGTCCTGGCGCTGAACGGCCTCGACATTTCGCAGGCGATGCCGGTCATGCTGTGCGGCGACAACTATTACGACACCGCGTGGGCCTCGAAGGAAATCGTCAATGCCCGCAAGACCGGCGCGCTCGGCGCCGGCAAGAACGCGGCGATCGAGGAGATCTCGGGGAACGGGGCTTTCGACAGCTTCGTCTATAACCGCGTGCTGCACATCAACTATCGCGGTTCGGACCAGGGCCAGGGCACCGAGGATAACCAGGTCGGCATCGACATCGACTCCGGCCGCTTCTTCTATGCCGGCGTCCCGGGCCTGTTCCAGTCGTACTTCGCCCCGGCCGATACCTGGGAGTTCGTCAACACGCTAGGCCTGCCCAGCTATCTGCTGCAGCGCCCGGAGCGGCAGACCTCGTCGCAGCGGACGTTCGAGGTCCAGACGAACATTCTGCCGATGAATATGCGGCCGCTGCACGTCCAGCGGATCGCCAAGAGCTAAGCCGGAAATACCCAGAGAGGGGCGTCTGGTACGGCTCGCAAGGCCCCCAGCAGTTAAGGGATACAGTCCGCGCCCCGCCACGAGAGAAAGGCCTCAGGCTTCACGGCCTGGGGCCTTTTGATTTCAGGAGGGCTTTATGACCTACGCGACCCAGGACGACATGGTCCAGCGCTTCGGCGAGACGGATCTGATCCTGCTCACCAATGACGATGCCTCGGCGACGACGATCGATTCCGACATCCTCAGCCAGGCGCTGTCGACCGTCGGCAGAACGATCGACGGTTATCTGGCCGACAGGTTCGCTCTCCCGCTGACCCAAGTGCCCGCGCAGCTCGTCGACGTGGCGTGCGACCTGGCGCGGTACCGGCTGTCGACCCGCAACGGCAATGTGAAGCCGACCGATGCGATCCGCGACAACAAGAACGATGCGATGCAGCTGCTGCGGGACATCAGCCAGGGAAAGCTTTCGCTCGGCCTGGACAGCTTGGGTGCGCCGGTGCCGGCGTCGGGAATAACACAGTCGGTAAAGCCGGAGCGCAGCTTCACACGGGAGACGATGCGCGATTACGAGCCTATGAACCGGCATCGTCACCGGCGTCGCTTTTAGGCAGATCCGGCGATGGTCATCACGGTACCGCCGCAGCTGCGCTGCATCGAGGCGATCGAGGACTCGTATGTCGCTGCGATAAGGGGCTCGCCGATCGGCACACTCCTGCGCGAGGTCGCCACCCTTCCGGGCGACATGACCCCTGAGGAAGTAGGCGAGCGCATGAAGGCGCTGCCGGCGGCATTCGTAGCATTCGGCGGCGGATCCGGCGCCCAGGGGCGATCGCCGACGATCGAGGGTAACTTCACCGTGTTCGCGGTCACCGGCCAGGGGCCCGGCGAGGCGCAGCGCCGGCGCGGGACAGCTGTTTCGGTCGGCGCCTATCAGATCGTCCAGGCGATCTATTCGGCCCTGCATGGCAATCAGCTGCCGACGCCGCAGATTGGAAGTCCGGCCGCGCCGATCGATGGCCTGGTCATCGGCGCGCCCTATGGTGTGGACATTCGCCGCTACTGGTCGGCCGACGTCGACGAGCTGGGGCTCGCGATCTACGGCGTGACCTTCAACCAGCGGATCACCTTCCCGCCGATCGACCCCGACGACATCGCCGACTTCGTCACATTCAAGGGGCAGACCACCGATCCCGAGGCCGACGATGGGGGAGAAGCGCTGCCCCTGCCTGCTGGCAAGTTCCTCGAAGAAACTGACGTCACACTCCCGACCGAGTGACCAACACCATTGCCACCAGGTCGGATGCCCGCGCGAGGACAGTGACGACATGGTGATGATCAAAGTCAGCCCAGCCGAAGGCCGCCGCGTTCGCGACGCCACGTTGCCCCAGATGCCGGTGATCGGCCCGGGCTACGAAGTCGATGGCGACAATCCGTACTGGTATCGGCGGATCGCCGCCGGCGACGTCACGATCGATGGGGACGAAGGGGCAGCAGACGACGAAGCCGGAAGCGCCACGCCGGACAAACCGACCAAGTCGAAGACCAAGGTCGCGCCGCCGGCGACTGAAACGCCTCCTGCAGAAACTC